TGAGCACGCTATAAAAATGGATGACCCTAACAGTGACAGATTAGAGGATACATCTTTTGATTGTAGAGACATGTATGCTGCGGACGGTAGAACATTAGGTGAATGGGGAGTAGGTCCTAACGCAATCAGAATCAAGGCACATGCAAAGGGGGTTATGCCTTTGAAACATTTGTTCGATGTTACTAGAACTAAAGACTGGGGTATACAAGCAGGTGTTTCTGAATTAGCAGCAAGTGGTAATCATCTGGGAGGCTTATCTACATCAGAAATAGACAATGGTACTCAACTAGATGTGGGTTACATACCCGAAACAGTGCTGAATATCACTACAAAGTACAAAGGCACAAATGCAAATACGGCAACCCCAGTGTTAATTAATTCTCAAAACAACGTAGTACCTACAGATATATGGCAACAGAATTTGAGAGGTGAAAAGTTTAGACGAATTGCTGGAGACCACATCATACCTTGTATTAACAACTACATGACCATGGTTGATTTTGATGATATGACAAGTTCTCAGTTAACTGTGACTGCTGAAAATTTCTTCTTATTCATCACTCCCGGCTCTACTAATATATCCGCATCTTGGGGCGAAAGAGTCACTGCTTGGATAAATGATGAAGACTATGCTGTTGTAGAATCTAAAACAGATACATCGGGTAGCAATTACGCTGCACTAAACCTCACGTTTAACAGCCAAGATAGTTCTCCAAACTTTGAAACAACAAGAGCAGCGTTAGACTCAAACAGTCTTAACGACCTTGTGTTTGCAAGATATGGCTCTACTAAAAACAGTATGAAGTTTGGTGGCGTAAGGATAGCAGGTAGCACAAGGGCAAGTCCTTTCTTGTACTTCCGTGGTGCTAGAGATAGTCCTGACCATTGGGTCCCGCTTTTCTTTGGAGGAGGATTTTCTGGTGTTGTTATGGATATTAATGATGGTAGTAACAATGACTATTCTAGTTTTTACAAACACCCTTACTCTAATGGTCCAACAGGTTGTGCAGGTTTACAGAATATAGGAGAGCATTCTGGCTCGTTTGCGTTGCTAGATGCAAATGCAATGTTTGCAATGTTCCCGGGAACAGCGTACTTAGACCAACATAAAGGGCAGGTTGCACCACCTTTCTTCAATCAAGACGGGTTGTTATCGTTTGATTTGAATGCTGGGCAAAACCGTTCTGCTAATTACACTGGTCAAACTTATGGTACAAATGCTAACAACATGGTATATGTCACAAGACCTAGCCCCATAGTTGTAAGGTTTGCTCATCCCCACGCTCGTTATGATAAGGGTGTTGGGACAAAAGGTTACACTAGTCCTCAATCTACAAATACTAATCATACAACTTACATGATATTTGGTCCCGGCCAATCTGTCCCACATAATATGGCTGCCACTGAACCTCAACCTTATCTTAGGATTATCAAAGCAGGTGTGCTTAACGGGGATTATGCTAGTTATTACAATGTGCCATTTTACACAGCGGAAGGCGATGGGGCTACTCGTGAAACTTTCTTACCTAACCCTATCTTGAATGGAGGAGACGCTATGGCTGGTCTTGCTAAACCTTTACCAAATAGCGCTGCTTTTCAGATAAACAATTTAGAAGGGTGGAATTATGTGACTAACTGGGAACCACCCCAAGGTAACCCTAACAATGTATCTGGTCAGCATAGTGGTCAAGTTGTAGGATATAGACATGCTACTTCTAACGCAGGTAGATTTTGTTTTAATTATGTGGTTTCTGGTGGTAACAAAAATACACCTTATGCTCATCCGTTCAGCGCAAACAGTCTGACTAACGCTGCTGGTACAACCTTCCTTAGCGTGAGTACAACTTATCGTTTAGCAAGTATGTGTTGGCACATGGATGGTGGATATCACCCCGGAGGCCATTTCTTAGATAATCATGTAGTGAGAAACCCAGCACACCCTGTGAGTGGTCTTAGGGCAATAAGTCACCAAACAGCAGCAGACGGTTCTACGTTTATGCCTCAACAGGCTAATTATAACCCTACATCTTTCAGAGTTGCTGGTCAATTAGCAACTGCATATAGTGCCACAAGCACGCACGCTGATTATATTGTAGTAGATGCGACACGTTGTCAAAACGCTGAAGAATTGGCAGCAGTTGTTTCTTCAGCAATCAACACCTTCCCGGGCACCGACCCGTTGAAAGCAATTGGTGGTACGTTCTTACCATCTTTCCAAAATGGTCACAACCAAGACAGATATGGTTGGTATCGTTTATCGAACTGCTCATTTGTCGAGCATACTGGTGGCACCGCTGCTTACGTACAAATGGCTGCTACTGTAGCGTTGAAAATACCAAAGTACGGTTGGTTAAGGGTAGTCAAGTCTGGCGGCGGTGATATTGCTTATGCACCTTACTCTGATTACAACTCTAGCAATGGTAGGTTCACATTATTATCTTCAGCATTTGCAACAGCATCAAACAACACTGACCCAATTTTGCCATATGACGATACTGGGTTGGCTGCGTTTGGTGCGGGTTCAGACCATGAAGTGTATGTGTGGAGTAAAACTGGCACTCATCAATATAATAATCGAGGTAGTACTGAAGAGCAGGCTGCAAGACATCATTATGCTCAAGTACATTTCAATGGTTTAGTTGACGCTGTTGACAGAACAAAACCAGTAGGTGCGGTGGGTTGGCACGGAGAAGCATACTCTTATCTAAACACATATGCCAACGAAATGACAGGTGTTAATGGTCCTTCAGGAAAAGGTGCTTGGCATAGTTTCCTTGGATTTAGTCCATACGGGCCTGCCGATAATTGTTTGATGCCTACGAGTATTATGGGTGCGTCAGAAGCAACTGCGGACGTATTGAGTGATTTCTGTTCTATCAATATGTCTAGTCGTCATTTGATTGCAGTAACACACGAAAGCGAATTACCACTCATTGCTAAGGCAGATAGGGACGGAGTGACTTGTACAGGTGATTGGATTTACGTTAGAGGAAGTGTACCTGCTACTGTATACAATCACAACGATGAGACTGCTGGAGTTATATTCCCTAACGCTCCACAATTTTCTTACCCTCTTTGGCAATCTTCTACTAATGATTTACAAAGCGCTGGCACTACTCTTGTAGACACAAGTAAAGTATTCAATAAATCTCGTTACGTTGGACCTGCGACAGGTGGCCCCAACATAGAAGCGATGATACATACTGGTCAATCTTTACCTTACGATGCAGACACTTATCCTGACACTGGCGTTTCACAGTATTGGCACCCTGATACTACTAATGATGTTTTGAAGATGAATACACCGTGCTTATATGCTACAGGTGATTTATTTTGGGACAGAGGTATTGTACCTGCTAGCCAATTACACGAAGACACATCAACTTATTCCAAATTATGTACAAACGCTTATGATTCGATAGCAGCAGATATACCCCTATACAATAGTCACAACGGTATACATGGTTTCTACAAACACAAATCTGCTGCACGCAATTTCAACGTTGAGCATGTGGTTTGGAAAAGGATGGGTGGCGGCAACTTGTCTATGCCATCTGCTGGCTATAGGGGCCTAGGTATGGTGCCTAAAACCGTGCGAGCAACAGGAGAAAGTTCAGCAGGTACACATCTTTATAGTGAGTATGAAGAAATTTTAGGAAATTGTAGATTTAGTTTTGAAACAACTAATTCTGCTATGTTCCCGATTATACAGGCCCAAGAAATCGCTCACCCACAAATAGCGCAACAACATCCGTTTGAAGTAAGAAATGCACTTACAATACCCAACGAAGAATTACAGTTTTTAGATTTACAAGTAAAAGACGATACTGGTCAAATACACACAATTGATGGTGGGTCTCCCTTTGGAACCATAATTTATGACTTTAGACATGTCAACGATAGGGAAATAGATGGCTTATCCCCAGCCATAGCGGGCACAGGTATTACTCCTAATATGAAAATTAGATTACCTAACCCTGATGATATACCCGGTAACATCATTGTTAGGTCAGGTTTTGATAGAATACAGGCGAAACAAGAATCTAGCCTTGGTAGCGGTGGCATGGCGACTGTTTGGAACAATGACGTAGACAGTACCGCCTACTCGTTCAAAGATGATTACAAAGGGACTCGTATGTACCCAACTTATGAAAATGCTACTTGGGAACATATATCACAATCAGGTGTTAACTTCCCTTACTCTGACTCCGACAATTTTGACAAACACTCTAATGGTTTTGCACCGTTGAAATCTTCTTATGAAGCACACGATAGGAGTCTGTTTTTCCACATTACTAAAGCAGGTTACAGTTCTACAAAGCGAACAAGTAGAAGTTATCTTACTGTAGGAACGGGATTGTCTGGTAGTGACTTTGTAGCAGCAACAGGTCCAACCTCTCTTACAAGTTCACAACTAAATGAAATATGGTCTGATGATACAGAGGTATCTAGTGGAAGAAGATTCTTTAGAATAGAAAATAAAGATAGTGGTGAATCAGTAATTTGTTCTTATACCAGTTTTACTGCGGGTACATTCACATTTAGTGGTGTAGTAACTGGTGCTGGTTATGACACATTTATTGCTAAAAGTGATAACACCTTGACTAACTTAGTAATATTCCCTTCTTACTATGTGCCTGCGGGAACTACTAGGTTCTTCGCTGCTAGGAGGTTAAGAGACCATAGTGAGTACAGTGGTAACAGTCCAGACATGCCAAACATTGATTGGGAAAATATAGGTAATTTACCGTACAACCAATTAGTAGCACCAGAATTAACTCCGATGCCTATACCAAGGATGGGGCACCACTATGTTACTCCAACAATGGCAATTATGCCGGGCCACTATGCTCATCCTGCTTATCAGAGAATGTATGATTCGCATCAATCTTGTAAAATAGCAGAAAATGAGCCAACTGAAAATTTAGTTGCTGATATTACTAGCCCTGACGCTAAAGGTAACAATATATCGCACCGTGACCCACTAATTTGGTTTTCTACTCCTACCTCTGCTCATGGTCCTAGCGACATACATGGGGACGCATTTACTTTGTTAACTGAAACTAAAATTAGATACGAAGGTTATGGTATAGCGGCCAGTGTTGGTGATGCAGGTGCTATAAACGCACAAGGTGGTCACAGTTTGGTATTAGAAGCGGCTGGCTCGTATACTTTGAATCAACATTTCCCAGACCCTATGGAAGTAGGCGCTTATCAGATTGTTATACAACCTAACTTACAGTTCAACTCTCTCATAGGTTTCCACAAAAACTCTAGGGTGGGTGGTACGATACCCGGTGATGCTACAACATTTGCAAATTCTTTGACTTCAGAAATAGTTGCGACTGTCATAGCGATAGAACATGATGTAAATAGCCACTATGGGGCATATACGCTTGTATTATCAGAAGCCACAATGTACGATGTTAGAGGTTGCGAAATATTGATGAATGAAGTTATGATAGATTTAGAGCCTGATGCTGGTAGCCAATTCACAAACATACCAACATTAGGGCTTTACAACCCACTAGGTGTAAACGAAAATGTCTCTCCAGCATTTAGTCGTAGAAGCCTACCTTATCATCCAGATATGTTCCAATCTGCTACTCCCGGTTACACAATGGTAGTACCTTGGTGGTCTTTGAATCACAGTCAAGGTTTGCATTCTGTATTTAGTTCTCATTGGATTAATCTTGAGTGGTTGAAGCCTGAAAATTATTATGAGTTGTCAAGAAACACTTTTGGTGCTATAGGTGGGCAAATTACTCTGACTGGCTACCCCTCAAGTTACTTGGACATATACGAAACACATTATAGAAACAGAAGTTTAACCCCAATTTGTAACTTAAATATGACAACCGCTCAAGCAATCACATCGATAACTGACACAATTAGTGTAAATACAAATCATAGTGCAGGTACAGGTACTTCTTTTGGAAGCAATCCACAAATTTTGCAATTAGTTACAGCGGCTGACATGAATCGACTTTATGTTGGTGCACAGGTGACAGGCACTGGTATACCTGCGAATAGTTACATTACTCAGATAGATAGTGAAACTTTGTTTAGAATCAACCAAAATACCACTGGTACGGCAGCAATCACCATGACTGCGACTCATCTGTGTTTAGGAGTAGACAACGCAGATTTATTCCCAGTAAGACCAGCGTATAATGAATTCTTAGAGATAACATTGGGTGTACCTTCTACAAGTAAACCTACTATGAAACTTAGATATGCTTGGAGACAAGGTGCTTCAAACGACTCTAATTCTACACAAAAACAAATAGAGACTTTGAACTCTGCATCTAAATTTGTAGGGGTGATGGAGTGGTCACAAAACACCCCTACAGTCGCATTCGCCACAGAGTTAACTAACATATTAAACAGCAAACCTACTGAACAAGTAAAGGTGAAATTATCTGGTCCATATAATAATTTAACATCTGGAGAAGTTTATACCAACTCTGACAAAAGTATTGCTACTAGAGTGTTGCCTCAGACTTTGCATGGTACTAGAGACACTAACAGTTTACACAGTCCTGATGCATATTTGTGTATGTGGCATCCTAATTTAGGTAGACCATTTACTTGGTATAGTGATGATGCCAGTCGTACGTTTTACACAAAGGCTAACTCTGGAGATAGCCCAGTAACAAAAGAAGGATTCAACTCTGTGCCTGAACACTTTGAAACTATACATTATCACGATTTCTTTTATGCTGCCAGTAAAGGTCCATTCAATTTGTCTATGAAAACAGAACACCCTACCACTGTTGCTACTACTACAGATGGTAGTTTGAAGACAGGGGCACAGATAGATGCTATTGGTGCTGGAGCAATCACGTTAGAACCACAAGGTGGTGCTAAGAAGGCTTACGCTAGAATAGTTTTGAATTCAGCCACGGCTTCTGATTATGATGGCCAATCATTTACAATCACATCGGCTGATGGAACCATAAGAATATACACTCTAGATGATGATGCTGCGCCCACAGATACGGCGGTAGTTGGTGTAGGAAATATTAGGGATGTTAGAATACAAGGTGACAGTACACAGAGAGCAATAGCAAATCGTTTACGAAATGCTATAGAGCACAGTGATGGGCACAATGGAAAGATTGTTGTAGAAATTACAGATGATGATAGTGACCGTAACACTAGTGTGACTCCTCACATACTATTGCTAACGCAATCGGCTGTTGGTTCAGCAGGTAACACCACTATAACGAGCACCGTTGGGACAACCGTTGCGACTGTGACTAGTTTCAAAGGAGGTTCACAGTATCACTTTACAGGTTATTGGCCGGGCGGTAGTCGTGGTGGACCCGCTGTAAGTAGGTTAGACGGGTTTGCAGATGCTTTGATTGGCTGGGGCTCATTAAGTGACATGGATTGCGTGGGTTACAATGTCAGTAAATTAGGAGTGGATGAAACTAACAATATCAACAAACTTGATTACAACAAACTGTCTTCTATTTCAGATTATGAAAGAAACATGTGTTTTGGCTATAGGTTTGGTCTGCGCCAACCATACAACAGACCACGTTGGTCTATATACACTAGAGGATTCTTAGAAATATTACCTTACTCTATTGAAATAAATACTACATCTGCTTCTGATTTACACACTAAATCAATCACGCTGAAATCCAACATAAACGACATCAAGAGAAAGTTTGTGTTTGAAAATAGCACGACTTATACCAATGGTGCTGTAAAAGATGCAGACGCAAGAGTCCCTGAAACATATGTAAGAATACATGGTTTGAGCACCAAGGCTACTATAAGAGCGGCTTTAGAAGAAGCCATTGAAGCGGAAAATACCAGACTGTTAAGAGATGTTTTCAAAGTAAGAGCAAACCATCTACAAACTAGTGACAGTGCGATACTCCACTTAGACAATATTGTTTCAGCATCTGATGATTCTGGTGGGCACATAAGGCAATATATCAACGGCGGTTATGTATCTACTCTAGGAGATAACCAATTGAACAGTTTCTTTACAACTGGTGTTAATGGCCCCTTTGTAAGTAGTCTTCAGACTAATGTCAGTAATAGGAACTCTGACTATACACCTATGACATCAGCAGAGAACGATTTATTAGACAATTCTGCTTATGGTACGATTACTCTAACTTATGTAAGAAGTGGTATATTAGAAAGATTGACACAATTGACTGCTTTGTTGAATGAAGACTTGTTACACAGGCAAGTTCGTTACAGTAATGGCAGAAGAATGACTAGGTCGTTCGGTTGCCCCGTGCGTACTTTGAAAAACCCATCATCTTCAAGAAAATTATATCCCGGAGATGATTCTGGCATAGGTATAGACGAGTTAGCAAATGCCCATCTTTACTACATGGTAGACTGGTGGGGTAACACTCGTGGGGAAGATGTGCGTAGATTCCCTGCACGTGGTTTTGGAATAAGACCCGCTTGGGACCCCGAGGACGCTTATTTAGATGTCACTGCCTCTGACGGTTTGACGCAAAGCACTGGTGTGGCCGCAAAAGCGACTATTGTTATTACGGACTACAGTGAGTTTGGTGCCGGTGATACTGTTGCAATCATATCTACGGGAGGCACTACGCACACATTTACTGAAGGCTCACAAGATTTAGCGGCTAAAACTTTTGATGCGGCAACTAGTGATAGTCAAACTGCTACTAATCTGGCAGCATGTATTAATCACCAATCGGATTTCAGTGCTTCAGCAACTGGGGCAGTTATCACTGTTACACAATCTACTACAGGCACTGCTGGTAACACAATTATAACAATAACTGATAATAGTGGTTCTGGGACCATAGCCAGCGCTGTTTTCAATACTGATTTCACTGGTG